AAGCCTCTGGTGCCTTGTGGAGTCGAGCAGGACTTGCACAGGTAGAGATTGAAGCAGATAAAGTACCTGACTTAAACCGTATTGTAGTATCTATTGACCCTGCCATTACAAGCAACAAAGAGTCAGATATGACTGGTATTGTTGTAGCAGGGGTTGACGTAAATGGTATCGCTTACGTTCTGGCTGACCACACAGGTCGCTACACACCCCAGCAATGGGCTGCGAGGGCAGTGTCACTCTTTGAAGAGTATCAAGCTGACCGGATTGTCGCCGAACGTAATCAGGGCGGAGATATGGTTCGCCACACTCTCCACACAGAGTCTGAGACGGTCCCTGTCAAGCTAGTCCATGCTAGTCGAGGCAAGATGGCCCGTGCTGAGCCGGTCTCCGCCCTGTATGAACAAGACAAGGTACGTCATGTAAAGGGTCTTAACGACCTTGAGGACCAGATGGTCACTTGGGAGCCACTAGGCTCCGTAGGATCACCAGATCGCCTTGACGCCCTTGTATGGGCTATTACGGACCTATCTCTACAGGGCTATGCCAAGCCCCAATTAAAGCTGGCGTATAGCTCTGCGAAAGGACTTAGATAATGCCCAAGAAGCTATCGGAGACAGAAGCCAAGAAGATTCTTGGTGTAGCTGGTGACAACACCCATAACGGTCAGATTCGAGCGGATGAGTTCCTACCGGAGCTTCGTGGCAAGAAGGCCATCCGTAAGTACCGTGAGATGCGTGACAACGACAGCACCATCGGTGCAGTTATGTATGCCACTGAGCAAGTGCTTCGTGATGTAGAGTTGAAGGTTGTACCCTGCAATGATACACCAGAGGCTAAGAAGGAAGCAGAGTTTGTTGAGTCTGTCTTAGATGACATGGACCACACTCTTGACGACCATATTGCAGAGGCTTTGTCTTCTTTGTCGTATGGCTTTGCTTGGTTTGAGGTAGTATATAAGCGTCGTAGTGGCCCACAGTTCCGTAGCTACAAGAAGTATTCCAAGTACGATGATGGCCGTATCGGTATCCGTAAGCTGGCCTCTAGAGCGCCTTGGACTGTATCCAAGTTTGATGTAGACCAGAAGTCCGGTGATGTCTTAGGTCTCTATCAGGAAGGCTCACAGTTTGGTAAAAGCCATTATATCCCGGCTAATAAGTCTCTATACTACAAGACCACTGCAATTAACGGCGACCCTAGTGGTCGTAGCATTCTTCGTAATGCTTATACCTCTTATGAGTATCTGAACAACTTACAGTCCATTGAGGCTATTGCAGTGGAACGAGAGCTTGCTGGTATCCCAGTAGCCCGTATTCCCTCGGAGTACCTCTCTAGCGATGCTACAGCCTCCCAAGCTGCTATCCGCTCAGACCTACAGCAAATCCTCCGAGATGTAAAGTTCAACGAACAAGGCTACATCATCCTTCCGAGTGATACCTACCCTGATAAAGATGGTAGCCCAACCAACGTCCGCCTGATGGACATAGAATTGATGTCCTCTAGTGGTTCACGCAATATCCAAATCGACCCCATTGTTAGCCGTTATCAGCACGATATTGCTCGTAGTGTTCTCTCTGAGTTTCTTCTCCTTGGAGCGCACAGCTCCGGTGGCTCGTATGCGTTATCTAAATCTAAGACCGACCTCTTTCTTCGTGCCTTGGAGAGCTACATTAGTGCCATCACTGATGTACTCAACAAGCAACTCGTAGAGCGCCTGTGGCAACTCAACGGGCTTTCCTACGATACTATGCCGTACATCAAGGCTGGTGATGTAGCACCGCACGATCTTCGTGAGATTGCAGCCTTCCTTCGTAATCTGAATGGTGCAGACATTAACGTCTCTGACCATCCAGAAGTTATTCAAGACCTCATGGACATTGCGGAACTCAGCTATGAACCTAATGAAGCTCCCCGGCGAGATGTACAACCGGATGAAACAGAACGCCCGGATGAAGAGTGATCTTCAGACACTCTATTCGATGACAGACCGAGAGCTTAACGATATTGGTCTTTCCCGTGGTTCTATTCGGGATGCCTTCTACAAAGGAAAGAAGTAATGCCTTTCTCTACTAATGCAGACCTCCCCAAAGCAGTACGACAGACTGTCCCAGAAGAGAACCAAGGTAAGTTCCGTCAGGTGTTCAACTCTGTCATGGAAGACACTGGCTCTGAGCAACGTGCCTTTCGTGCTGCTTGGTCTTCGGTAGAGAAGGTAAAGACTTCCACCTTGGCAGAGAAGGCTAAGAACTGGAACGCACGTCATGGTGCTAAGAAGGGCAACATCAGTGCTAAGACCCTTAGAGCAGTCTATGACCGTGGCATCGGTGCATACAAGACCAACCCCGGCTCTGTACGCCCTAACGTAACATCTAAAGAGCAGTGGGCAATGGCCCGTGTAAACAGCTTCCTTAAGATCGCTGCTGGCCAGAAGGCTGTAAGCCATGACAAGGATTTGTTGCCGGGTCGCACAGAGAAGGCTGAGTTTCGTGGTGAGAAGGTCTCCCTAGATAAGCCATTCCGTCTGCCTAAAGGCTCTGCTAAGAAGTTTGGTGTGTACGTCAAGTCCGGTGACAAAGTGAAGAAGGTTACCTTTGGTAGCCCCACTATGGAAATCCGTCGTGACGACCCAAAGGCCCGTGCTAACTTCCGGGCTAGACACAACTGCGACAGCAAGACTGATAAGACCACTGCTGGTTATTGGTCCTGTAAAATGTGGGAGTCTGGTTCTTCTGTGAGCGATATGCTCGCAAAAGACGATTCCGAGCAAATGAACCTAGAGGGTCAAATCCTTAAGACAGACGATGAACAGCGTCTTGTCTACGGTTGGGCCTCGGTCATCACTGAAGACGGTAAGCCTCTGGTAGACCGCCAAGGTGATGTAATTGAAGCCGACACTATGGTTAAGGCCGTGAATAAATTCATGGAGCATATTCGTGTTGGTAAGATGATGCACAAGGGGGATCAGGTGGGTCAAGTTGTCCACTCGATGCCTCTCACTAATGAGATTGGTGAGTCCTTGGGCATTTCCAGTAGCCGTGAAGGTTGGATCGTAGCATTGAAGGTATTCGATGATGAGGTCTGGTCTCTGGTAAAATCTGGCCAACTTACGGCCTTTTCTATCGGCGGCAAAGCTAAGAGGAAGGAAGTAAATGACTAACATCCTACTCGACTTGGAGTTGGACGAATTGTCACTTGTTGACCGTCCTGCTAATCAAGCCGCTACAATCTGTCTTATTAAAAGGGACGAAAGCATGGAAGACATGGAAAAAGGGTACGACTCATACCTCGATGAGCGTAAGTCGTACTACATGGGTAAGGGCATGGGTGAAGACGAAGCCATGAAGAAGGCTAAGGAAGAACTCGACAAGATGTCCCCTGAAGAGAAGAAGGAGCTTATGGCTCGCCTTAACAAAGCTGACGAAGCTGAAGTAACAGAAGAGGCTGTAGACCAGTCCGAACTGTTCTTGGCTGAAGTTGACGCTCTTAAGGCAGAAGTCTCCCGCCTCTCCAAGGCCCTCGAAGACAACGGTTACGTTGTTTCCGAAGAAGAAGTTACGAAGGCTGAAGAGCCTGAGTATGTAGAATTTGACGGTGAGAAGGTTGTCAAGTCTGACATCCCGGCCCCCGTCCTCAAAGCTCTCGAAGAAGCAGAGATTGCCAAGCGTCATATCGAGCTTAAGAAGCAAGCTGACGAAATCCTGCCTAACTTCGACAACGAAATTGCGGCCTCGCTCTTGGCTCATGTAGCTAAAGATGACGCAATCGTAGAGGCCCTCAAGGCTGCTGACGCAGCAATGGGTGCTTCAATGCAAGAGATCGGTGAAGCGTCTGTAGAAGCTGATATGGCTTCCCCACAGGACAAACTGGACTCTATGGTAAAGTCCTACATGGACGAAAACGCTATTGCCAAGTCTGGCTACGCTAAAGCATACGCTGCTGTAGCCAAGACTGACGAAGGCAAGGCGCTCATTTCTAAGCTCTACAAAGGAGAGTAAATCATGGCGACGAACGCAGGCCGCTTTAACAACATTACGCTGGAAGCAGCAAGTGCTGTAGGTCAGTTTGAACTCGTAACCGTAACCGCATCTGGTGCAGCTAAAGCTGGTGCAGCCAGTACGACTGTTCCTGTTGCTGGCGTAGCTGTCAACTCTGTTGATCCATCTGCTACCCCAGCTACCACAACCCTTACCACTCAGGTGGACGGAATTGCTATGGTGAAGGCTGGTGCTGCTGTAGCTAAGGGTGCAGTTGTAGGCTCTAACGCTAGTGGTAAAGCCGTCACTGCGGCTACCAATAACCAGTTTACGATTGGTGTAGCTCTGGAAGCCGCTTCTGGCGCAGATGAGATCATTTCTGTTCTTATCCTCCCTTCTAAGTTCCACTCGTAATAGCAGTTAAGGAAGAGGAATAACAAATGCCTTTGCTGACCCCATCTAGCGTGCATATTGATGCACCATTGTCCAACCTGACGCTGGCTTACGCTCAGTCTCAGGAAAACTTCATTGCAGATAAAGTCTTCCCTACTGTAGGCGTAGACAAGCAGTCTGACAAATACTACATCTACGATACTGCGGGTATGAACCGTACTGGCGACGTTAAGAAGCTGGCACCTCGTACCGAAGTAGAGCGTATCGGCATGACCGTTTCCAGCGACAGCTACTTTGCTGACGTGTATGGCCTCGGCATGGATTTCGATGAGCAAACTCTTGCTAACGAAGATGCTGCTCTGGACATTCGTTCCGCAGGAGCGCAGACGCTGGCTATGCGTCTTATGGTACACCGTGAGGAGCAGTTCGCTACGAATTTCTTTGCAGCGGGTTTGTGGGGCAGCCAAGACCTCGTATCTGGCCGCTCTTTGACGGAATGGGACGAAGCTAACTCTACGCCTATCAAGAACATCACTGATGCTTCTCGTACCATGCAACTCAAGTCTGGCGGCTTCCGTCCAAACACTTTGGTTGTAGGCCGTAAGGTACACGACGTTCTGGTAAACCACGCAGACATTATCGCTCGTTTGAGCGGTGGCGCTACTGTGTCCAACACTGCTCTCGTAACCAAGGCGAAGCTGGCGGAAATCTTTGAGGTAGAAAACTACTACGTCATGGAAGCTGTACAGAACGATACTGCTGAAGGCTCTACTGCGGTGAATACCTTCATCGGTGGCAATCACGCTATGCTTTGTTACACGCCGGGTAACGCTGGTCTTATGACCCCTGCTGCTGGTTTGACCTTCGCATGGAACAGCATTCCGGGTGCTAACAACCTTGGTATCACTGTTGAGTCTTACTCTGATGACGCACTTAAGCGCCAGCAGATTGCTGAGATGATCCAAGTGAAGATGTCTTACGAGATGAAGATCGTAGGTGCTGACCTTGGCTACTTCTTCGAGCAGATTGTAGCTGACGACTAAGGAGACTAGAGTATGACACCCGACTACTCTCTTCTTCCTTTTCAACTCAACTGGGTCCAACTCGTTAAACAAGAGTTTAAGGGGTATGGAACCGAATGGAAGCGGGGGGATGTCTTTGACTGGCAACAGCGAAGCATCCCTTGGCAAGACGTTATGTCTCTATTCAACCGGGGTCTCCTCATGCAGGAGGCTCCGACTGAATCCAACCAGAAGGTTGTAGTAGGAGATGGTCTCGATGAACTAGGCCCCGATGAGCTTAAGGTTATTGTAGATAACATTAACGCTAAGGTCAAGCTGTTCACCAAGACAGAACGTGAATACAACACAAAGAAGTGCAAGGCTTCTACGGTCACGAAGAAACAACGTGGTCATATCCGTACTTGGCGTAACAGCCCTTGGTCAGATTGGGAACAAGCATAATGACGTTCACCTACGATGTTGACGATCTTAATACCACCACTGCGACAGGCCGTCGCAATGCAGTACGTTTTCTCGTAGGTGATACTGACCCACTTGACGTACAGGTACAAGACGATGAAATTGCTTTTGTTCTTACTGAGTCCAGTAACAATGTTTATGAGGCTGGTGCTTATTGCTGCCGAGCTATTGCAGCTAAGTATAGCCGCCGTGTTGACACTGAGCTTGATGGCGCTCTTAGCGCTAGTTACTCTGATCTTCACTCCCATTACATGGCCCTTGCGGAAACTCTTGAGTCTGAGTCCAAAAGACAGTCCGGTCTCGGCGTCAAAGCTGGGGGCCTCAGTAAGGCAACTATCTCTGTGGTAAGACAAGACACTGATCGTGTCACCCCATCTTTCCGCCGGGATCGTTTCCGCAACCCACCGAACTACAACGGTTCTGCGGATTACGAGTGAGGAATAGTCCATGTCGTTTAATGCAAGTGACCTTTTGAAGTTGGTCCAAGACTTTGGCGAAACTCTTACACTCCGCAAGGTCACCACTGGAGGCACTTACAATGCTTCTACTGGCACTGTTAGTGGAAGCTCGACTACGGACTATTCCTTTACTGGATACTTTTATAACCTAGCAGAGGGTATTTCTGACCTCAGTCAGACTAGGAGAGGCAGACGGGCCTGTGTCATTCCCGCTAAAGGTCTTTCAGCTACCCCTGATGACGAAGACCAGATTTTAGGGAATGGAGATACGGTAAATATTACTACCGTTCGTACCATCTTTAGTGGTGGTCAGGCTGTCTGTTACCTTTGTGAGACCTTCGAGTAATGGCAGTTCCCAAGCTAAAAGTCTCCCCTGCTCTTAAGGCTAAGCTGGCAGAGATTGATGAGATGCTCGAAGACGCTGTAGAGCGCAAGATGACTGACGTGGCTAGGACGGTTGTTCTGGCCTCTCCTGTAGATACAGGCGCATTCGTCAACTCTTGGTCCTTCAAGGACAACCTTGGTGGAGGCCGTAGCAAGTCTTCCGACAACAAGCCAAGAGGTCGTGACAAAGGCGCTGAACGAGGCAAGGGCCTCAACAGCCTAGTGAACGACATCAAGAAGACCGTAGAGGTGGGTAGCCCCGGCGGCTCAGTTAGAGAGGGTATTGCCCTTCAAGCTGGTAACTACTACTTCATCAACCGTGCGCCTCATGCTATTGAGGTTGAGCGGAAGAAGCAGATCGTAGACAAGATTATTCGGCAACACGGTAGGTAAGCATGGCTAGTATATACAGAGACATTCGTGCAGCCCTAGAGACTAAACTAGCCGCCGTATCCGGTATCCCAGCTATTTCCCACGAGAACGTCTCCTTTGACCGCACCAACGGCACTTCCTATGTAGAGACGTTCTTTGTGCCTCAATCCCGTAGACCCGCTGTACGAGGCTTAAATCCCCAGCAACGCTACAACGGTGTATTCACCGTAGTCTGTTACGCTGCAGAGGGCAATGGCCCCGGTACAGCAGATGAACTCGCTGACAAGGTACTAGAAGCCTTTGAAGCTACTACAGATGTCTCATACACCAACACTCAAGGTGAGACTTTTGTTGTGTCTATCGATTATGCCGAACGAGAAGGTGGCGGGTTAGACACTCCGTTTTATTATGTCCCGGTAAACATCGGGTTCTACATTTATAACTAAGGAGGAAGCAAATGGCTTTCGCACAAGGTTCTCGTTCTCGTTTGGCTTTCGGTGTAGAAAGCACTTTCGGGTCTGCGGCTAGTTCTTATACCAACCTACCATTTAACAGCCACTCTCTCAACCTGTCCAAGGAACGTGTGGCTGGTAACGAAATTCAGCCTGACCGTATGCCTCGTGTAGACCGTCACGGCAACCGTTCTGTAGCTGGTGACATCACTGTAGACCTTCGTGACTCTGCTTACGATGATCTTCTTGAGTCGGCTATGTTGTCTACGTTCAGCACTAACGTACTAAAGGTAGGCACCACTCCTAAGTTCCTGACCTTGGAAGACTACGCTGAAGATATCGGCCAAGCACGTTTGTTCACGGGTTGTACTGTATCCACTATGAGCGTATCTATGGCTCCTAACCAGATGGTATCTGCTACCTTTGGTATGGTGGGTAAAGATATGACCATCTCTGGCACACAGAAGACTGTAGCCACTGCTGGCGTAGGCGAGCCGTTTGATGCTTATTCTGGTAGCCTTCTGGTTGCTGATGTAGACGGTATCGGTGGAGCTACAGCACTTTCCACCGTAACCGGTGTAGACTTCACAGTGACCAACTCTTTTGCACCTACGTTT